GGATCCATTCCCCCGTGTATTTTTCTACACCATTCGTCTGTATGAAAAGAATCATCTTTCATACTATAATCTTCAAAGTCAGAATACATTTGTTCTACTAATGATATAGTAGGAACTATTATTAATATCTTTTTACTTGGGTCTTTATCTATATACCATCTAGAAGCTAAATAAATAATTAAAGATTTACCAGAGGCAGTTGGTGACAAGAGTAATGAATTTTTGTGTGTTAGCGAGTGTCCTAGAGCGTCTAACTGATAGTCTCGGGGTGTTATCGGTATTTGATTAGATGTTATACTTAACTTATCTAACCATTCTTTATTAATATAGGATTCATCTGTTGTTGGTTCTAACACTCCATATTGTTTAGAAGGGACCGTTAGGACTTCGTATTCACGGTGTAAGGCAAACTCTTTTAGATACTTATACAAACCAATATACAAAGTTTTTTTACGTGAATCAAACAGGCGAATTTTACCATCCCAATATTTGTTACGATATGCTGGCATAAATTTATATCCAGGAACAAAGAAACAGAAATGTTCTGCTAACTCCATTTCAATACTAGGATCAGTTTCAATATACATGAAAGCATGATTTTTCTTAGTAATTTTTATTTGATCCATTATATAAGTTGTTTTAATCTCTTCACAGTACTATTTATATCAGTACAAAGATAATGGTTTATATACCATTCTATAAATCTATTACAATATAAAGGATCGTGCCAAGATAAGTCAGTAACTAAATTACTTAATTGTGTTAAGGATTGTAATTTTTTAGTTGCCCAATGATATTCTGGCCAACCATAAGAGATAATAGGAACTCCATGCATTAAGCATTCTATACCAGCTGTGCTATTTTCAAGTATCGCGACGCGCGTACGCGGGAGAAAATCATGAATAAGATTATATCCTGTTCTTACATCGACACCAGAGTCATTCCATTTATTTATTAATTGATGTTCCCATTGGCTTTTAGGTTTCCATCTAGGATGTAATTTAAGAACTATATTTTTAAAAGCATGATACTTTTGATTATAAAGTAGTTTATCTATAATCATCTCTACTTTTTTTAAATGGTTACCAAAACTAAATCCATTTACTGTTTCATCATCTGGCATTTGTGCAATAACTAATACATGGTCTTCTGGTATATTTTTTGCAGGTACCCATTTTAATAAAATGGAATCATCCCATTTATTAGTCTTTCTATGTTTTAAATCTTGAATTAAATCCCAACGCATTTGTTCAATGTCTTCGTTTAATTCTGGTTTTTCAAAAGCTAATCTAGAACTATTTGCATATCCATCTCTATCTAAAGCAAAGTGTTCAGCTGTTGGTCCTGTTGGTTTAAGTATTATAGCTGATTCTTCGTCTGTAGCTATATGGTTAAAGAAGTTAATTTCTGCAGCTTTTTTAGTTTCTGTATGACCAAGCTGGTTCATCGCGGCTCTTACTATATCGTAATAGCGATTAAAAGATTCAAATTTGTGTTGGTGTATTCTATATTCCACTGGTAAATTTACGCCACTCAATCATATTTTTAATGGTCTGATGTCTCCATTTAATACTATCTAATATTTCTTTTAGTGTGGAACATAATTCTTCTTGGTATGCTATCTTTTTTTGATGTTCTTGTATAATAGGATCGGAATCATAATACTTATCCATATCGGATTTAAGTACAGTTAATCCATTTAAAGGATCGTAACTCCATCCTTTTTCATCTAATTCTTCTTGGGATAATTTACCGTTATAGTGATTAAACTTATCTTTTAATAATACTTTAAAATCTAATTCTAATTGTTTTAATTTAAGTCTACTAACACTATGTAGTTCTAAGTATTTTGAATGTAATTTTGCTGTCTCTCTAGATGATTCATCCAGAGCCATCTCGTCAATTACATTATCTTTCTTCCACATTTCAAGTACATTTTCTAAATTCATAACGTATATTATACCATATTTTTAGGGAAAAGTAAACCCCTATGTTCTAAACTCAAATGATGTGTATTTTAATACTAGGTCGGCTTGTGCGTATTCTATGTCGGTTGTTTGGGTATTAAACTCTACAGCACTTAGGGATACTGGAAATACCCCTGAAAAAGCTATTTCTTTATTTACATTATTATGTGATGATAATATTGCTAAAACTGCATCAAACTTATAATTTTTATCTGCATCTTTTCTTTGCACACTATTAGATAACCAATTAAATGTTTCTATATAGTTTTCCATATTTTCGGTAATATTAAATCTAATAGCAAGATCTTCAAATCCCATACGATCACCTGTAAATGCAAGGTTAACACCTTTATATGGTACTGGGACATCACCCAGGCTAACGCCAGGTAATGTCACAGCTGTGCAAAAATATTCCAAGTTTGGAAAATTTGTGTTATCTATTTTAAAACTAAACCCTACCGGGCTTAGAAAGTTTTTGTTTGTTGTTAATGCCATCTAAAAAATTTTCTTAATAACTTTATTTATTCTACCTGCTTTCATCATATGATGAAATTTAGTCCAGAACGACCTATTGTCTGTTGGATCCGATAACAAAAGATACCACCCTACAAAGGCAAATGGTATCAACAACATTATTGTTGCTTCTATCATACTACTATTTATACGTGTTAAAAAGTAGATATGCAAAAAAAGGGACACCGAAGTGCCCCTTTCTTTGAATTCGAATTGAATCAGAACTTAGTTCATGATGTCATCAATTCTGAAGATTCTGAAGTATTGGTTGCTTCTATCTGAACCGATAGTACCATCAATAGCTACGTAAGGGTTAGCAATCATGCCGTACCTTGTTTTGAATCCCATTCTTGGTTGGAAATCATTCTCACCAACTGCTTTAACCATAGTTAAAGGAACGTATGGGCAGTAGAATATACCAGCGTCATACGGGTTTGAACCTCTGTAACCAACACATGCGAAATCAACAGTTGAATATGGATCAATGTAAACTTTCATTCTGCCATTTAAGACACCTGCGAAAGTGTTACCAGTATCGTCAACATTCAAGTTAGCTGATAAAGCTGGAGTGTAGTCTAGCATTCCTGCAGCTGCTAAAGCTGAAGCAACGTCTGAAGAACAAAGTACAAAGTTACCTTTTCCTCTTCTTGTTTCTTTAGCAATAACGTTAGCTTCTCTTTCGAGTTGCATGATTAGACCTTTGAACTTCTCAACCATCCATCTACCATCTGAGTCAGTTGTGACATCAAATATACCGGATACGGCTGTTGAAGCTTGTAAAGCACCGATTTTAGCAGTTTTTAGAATTGATCTAATAACTTCTCTGTTGATTTCCGCTAGGATCTCAGCAGATAGGATATTAGCTAATTCACCTTCTGCGTCTAAACCGTGAACGGCTTTAAGGTCTTGTGCTAGTTCCATTGTGTACTCAGCTTTTAGTGCTCTTGATTTAGCAGTTACAGTAGCTTTCTCGATTGTGAAAGCCATTTCACCGAATGAACCATCTCCTGATTCACCAACACCTAGTCTTTCCGCGGCTGAGGTAGCTAAACCTGAACCGAATGTTGAGACTGTGTCAGCTTCATCAGCGATTGTTGCGTCAGTGTCTGCATCAGTTACACCAGACAAACCAGTTGGGTCTGCTTGATGAGTACCAGTACCAGAGAAGTCTGTGTCAGCTTCGTCATATAAAGCTTCCGCACCACTCTGTGAACTGTATTTTGACTTCATTGCAAATATTAAACCAGTTGGTCCAGTCATTGGCTGAACACCAGCAATATCATATGCAATCAAGTTAGGCATTGCTCTTCTTACTAAAGAGATTAATACTGGGTCGAAAGTACCAATGTTATTTGGTGCTGAACCTGATCCAATATTGTTAGCAGCTGCTGCCTCGGAAATGTAATTTCCTTGAGCTTGTGCTGATTCTTCTTTAAGAGCAATCTCTTGGTTCTCTAACAGTCTAGCTGTAACAGCTTTTCTGTAGCGATCATCAATACTAGGAGCACTCTCGTGGTCTAGTACTGGGGACCATTTTTCGATTAATTGTGAATCTGCGTTAAACATTTGTTTCCCCTTTGATTACTTATTAAATTTAGTTATAGCCTGAGTGTATCTAGACATAGTGTCGTTAAGATCTTCAGCCGGAGCTTCGTCTTCACCTGCTATGCTGTTTACTTCGTCCACTGATTCACTAACTTCACCTTTGAAGTAGCTTTGTTTGATAGTGTCAACTTTCTGTTGGAAAGAATCTTTAGTATCAAACTCAACATCTTCTGCAAGTTTAGCTAATTTTTCAGCTTCAGTTTCTGCAAGCCCTGAAGAAGCATCTCTTATAATCGTTTCTTTCTCGAAAGATTGAACTTGACTATTTAAAGAAATATTTTCTTCTGTGGATTTATTTAAAGATTCTTCTAGTTCAGATACTTGATCGGCTAAATCGTCGATTAAGTCTTCTTTACCTTCTGGAACCTCAATATAATGTTCTTTGAACACTGCTTGTAAGGAAGTCATAAAGTCTTCAGCAATCTCAGTTTTAAGACCTTGATTGATTGCAACTTCGTTTTCTTTCATCCAACCTTCAACTACGTAGTTTAAGTATGAGTCTACTTTTTCTACTAAGCCTGATTCGATGTCAGTAACTTCGTCTTCCAAGTTTTGCGCATATTCTGCTTCTAAGCGTTCAACTTCTTCTGCAAGTTTGCTAGTAAGCACTGCTTCAAAAATTGTGCCCGCTTTATCACGGAATCCATCTGAAAGAGTAGCTTCTTCTTTGATGATTGTATCTAGATCTTCATCGAAATCAACTTTTTCAACTTTTGCTTTAGCTTTAAGCTCATTTTTCTTTGGTAAAGATTTTTTCATGGCTTTATCGTAATCTGCAACTTCTGAATCGTTGTCTTCATCGACTTCGTCTATTTTCGTCATCTTAGCGAAGAGCTTTTGCGCGTCCTCTTTTCTTGCTGATTTTAACATATCAACAGCTGCTTGAATAACACCAGCTTTAGTTTTAGGAATAGCAACCTCTTTAGGTTGTACGGACTCCTCTTCGTGGTCCATTTCCTTTTTAACTTTAGCTTCTTCTAAATCTTCTGCAGATTCTTCTGAAGCTTCAGCAACTTCTTCTTGTGTTTCTTCAACAACTTCCTCTTCAGTACCTTCGACTACTTGTTCTTCATCGTTAAGTACTTCATCAGAAGCTTGCTCAGATATGTCTTCAGCGTTTTCTAAGTTATTTACGTCTTCTGACATGTCGTTTTCTCCTATTTATTTAGAGTTTACAAGTTTCGAGAGGAAATTTTTAAATGCGCGAATCTCTATATCCGAGGATACAGTATTCTTTGCTGTCTTTATTTCAGTCTCAATTATTTCAATGTCTTGTGCTTTTAGTATTCCATTGTCCCATACCCATTCTACTCCTTCCATAATTCCATTAACGAATGCTTCTGGAGCGGATGGATCCTGGACAATGTCTACGGTGGCTAACATAAAGTCTTTACCAACGTAGCTAGTACCATTCTTTTGCACAAGGCTTCCCATTCCACGACTTGATACACCAAGCTTAACTCCCCCTTCAAGCAAACCTTCAACGATTTGCCCCATTGGAGTTTTAAGGATTGATGCTTTTCCTATAACATTACTTCCGTCCCATTTGAGTTCAGTAATCTTATGTGAAACTTTATCTAGATTAACAGTTGGCCCTTCTGGATGATTTAACTCTCCAACTGCTCTTCCAGTAGAAACTTGCTCTTTGATGTATTTCTCAACAGCAGCTTCTAAAATCTTTTTTTCGTATATACGGCCGTTTCTATTCTTTGCATCGGCCTGCATGAATACACCTTCAATAACATGGCTTTTATTACCTTTTTTATCTTCGGTAATATAGCTTTGTAAATTACTATCGTTATATTCTGCGATTAATTTCATAGTTGTCCTATTCTTCTTCTCCAGCTTCTGCTTCGATAGGTTCTTCAACTGTTT